GTTAAAGACAAGGCATTCTTTTTGTACAGACTGACTAAAATTTATGCCTAAACAATGAAGCCCTCAGGTTTTTACGTTGACCCACTCTTTTCCCATTGTCTATAGGCTATAAACAGAAAAAAGCTGTAACCAAATAGTTACAGCTTTTTATTTCGGCACGGGAAGAGAGGCTCGAACTCTATGGAAACTTTCTCCCTCCTTCCCCATCTTGATATTCAAGCTGTTACGTTTTCGGATTATGTGATTATTCTATATTGTTTGTCCCAAATCTGTCCGACTTTCAGTGGGGTTAACCAGCTGATTCATTTGCTCTAAGAGTAGAATTCTTTTATCTTTCTCTTCAAGCAGACGTTCCAGCAATTCGATTTTTTCTTTGTACTGCTGCTCATTATCTCCATGAGCTGATGAATAAGCCTTGAAAGGTTTCTCCCGCTCAAAGAACACATCCATCGACACCCCGAAAAAATCCGCCACTTTCTCCAGACGTTTCACGGTGGGATTCCCGTTGACAATCTGAGCCAAAGAAGCATTGGCTTCAGTACCAAGGTATCTTAAAAGCTCCTTGTTTGTAACCTTCTTATCTAACAATAATTGTTTGATAACATTACCATTATACATTGTATTATCATTTTTTTCTCTTTCAAAAAATATATCTATAGATACATTGAAAAAATCAGCAATTTTCTCTAATGTATTGCAGTTTGGAACGTTTGCTCCTTTTATTATATTATCAAGAGTGGCTTTTTGTATATCAGCATAACGATAAACATCAGCTTTCTTAACCTTCCTCTCTCGTATTAATTGTCCTATGATATATCCTTTGAACATACTTGCTTTAATTCTTATTTAATAGAATTTGTATTGTACGCTCCTTTTCAGACAACAATTCTTTAAGATGTTCAATTTCCCTTTGACACTCGTTCAATCTTATATCTCCTGAAACTAGATTTCCATTACCATTTACACTATGACCTATACTTGAATGAGGCATTTTCTCATTATCAAAGAAGTAATCTATTGATACTCCGAAAAATAATGCTATCTTTTCTAATCTCTTTGAGCCTATATCTGAGCCTTTTAAAACGTTTTCTAGAGTTTGCACAGATATACCAACCTTTTCACAGAAACCCTTCTTAGTCAATCTGTTGCTCTCTATTAATTCAACTATTCTTTGAGGTACAAGCATATATTATTTAATTTTTAGTCATTCTAAATATCAATAAATATTGAATATATAATAAACAATACTTTGATTATTATCAATAAATCTTTAAGTTTGCACTATAAATTTAATAATTAAATCAATAGCAAATAATATAATCATCTAAAAAGTAACAGAAATGGTAATATCTAACTATTATTTATCTCTATCGGGTAAAGTGAAAAGTAAGTTCATTCAAGATGTAATTGAATTGTGCGGAATATCCTACCCCTCTTTCTTCTACAAGATGAGAAACGATTCATGGACCAAACTTGAACGCGAAGCGATAGAGAGGTTTATTCAAGAAAATGAGAAATCAAGTTGAGTTCTACAACACGCCATCAGGCTATGTAATGTGTGATGATGGCAACTATACGACTCGGCTATCAGAATCCAGCCGGGAAGTAGTAGATGAATTGCTTGATACCATACGAGAGTGTTATTCCGATGCGTACCGCGCACTTGAACAATGCTATTCCAAGTCAAGCAAAAATTCCAGATACCAAAAATTCAGAATAGTGAATCGCTTCATACGGTGTAATTGCGGAGAACTGGATACCCAAAAGATAGATTTTATCGACGGGAATATCAATATCGAGCAAGTACATTGTCCTCTGAGAGGTTCCGGTGACTGTCAGTATGAAAATGTGATATGCAATCCCAAACGTACATCAGCCCTTACCGTAAGACAGCTACAAATAGCAGCTGCACTAGCCGAAGGACTGACCCCGCAAGAAGTATCAGACAGATTATATATCTCAATCCATACGGTACACAATACCATACAGGCAATTAAGGTAAAACTAAACCTCAAGAATACTACCCAGATAATCTCCTGGTACAACAATATGAATAAGTAAAATATTGATTAGTAGAAAATAAAATTATGGAATACGTCACTTCACCCAACCTAAAATCTCCAATGCTTCTTAACAAATACATAGGATTTACATTAGAAGAAATGGACCTTGCCGGTGAGATAATAACAAAGGCATTGGAAAAAGAACTGGCTAAAACAAAGAAAAGATATGAGAAATACCTGAGCATACAAGAAATCGGAGAAGCCACTACACGTCAGCAGACAATCTTATATAATGTTGAGCAAAGATACAATGAATTGGATACTCTTGTACACAACCTGAAAGGACTGATAGATTTGAGCAAAAAACTGAGAGACCCAAATCGATTAAAACCAAACATGGGAGAACAAGGAGGTCACATATGAAAGAAGGAGATTTGGTCATGGTTTCTGCCGAAGCCACAGGCTTAGGAGAGCCAATGGAAGCAATTATAGACAAGATAGAAACATTCATGGGACAAACCCTTGTCACGGTTACTTATACACGACCGACCGCATTATCCGGCCTCGGTGGTTGCTTTGTGGATGTACATATAACCTTAAAAGAATATTGAATTATGACAAGAAAAAAAGATATAGTAAAACTCAATAAACTGCACCTGATTAAACGTAGAAGGATGCAAAAGTTTCATGCTAGGAAATATATTAGACTATGCAAGAACTATGGAGGGAATCAAGAATCAATACGATGTCTTCAAATGTTTGTGTCAATTAAATATTTAAATCTCGATTCTGAATTAAGAAGATGTGTTGGCACTTATAAAATCAGATTTCAGAAAAAAATAAAAATTGTCATGCAGATTAGACAGTGGTATTATGGGAAACATGAAATTACACAAAATGGAAGAATGGGAATCCGTCTTCCATACAAAACAAATTGAGCACGTCTATTACACTTCTGACATGCTGGTACGTAAGGTGACCGGTTACATTATAATATGCCGAAAATCGTTGAATAACGGTATTTCAAAAAATACACCCCGGCGAAAACGAGTCCGATGGGATGGCTATGGACGTTGTTACAACATCAACAACAATACCCGTCTGCGTGACCATGACATACACTTCTAATCTATCTTTTATAAAGCCGGCAAATACCTGATATTTGCCGGTATCCAAAACACTCTAAAACATGATTTCCAACTCAGACATAGAAAAGATTCTTGACCGTGCCGACATAGTAGACGTAGTAGGACAATTCGTCCAGCTGCAACGGTCCGGAGTCAGATACAAGGCATGCTGTCCGTTCCATCAGGAAGACACCCCGTCCTTCATGGTAGACCAGGCACGCGGCTTATGGTACTGCTTCGGTGCTTGCAAAGAAGGTGGTAACGTCATTAAGTTTGTGGAGAAAATAAATAACATGAACTTCCCAGAGGCGTGTCACTGGCTGGCCGACAAATACGGCATCGATATAGAAGACAAGAAAGAAGAGAAAAATCCGGAAGAGCTAAAGGCAATTCGCAAACGTGCATCCATGTTCGCAATAAATGAATTTGCGGCTCAATACTTTCTTGCGAACCTGCAAAAAACAGAAGCTGACGCTGCACGGGCCAAAATCAAACAGAGATGGGGTGAGCAATATCCTCAGGAGCAGGGTATCGGTTATGCACTTCCTTCCTGGTCCGCTTTTGCAGACGCAGCCATCAAGGCCGGATACTCTGCCGACCTGATGGTAGAGTGCGGACTGATCCGGAAGCGCAAGGAGGGTGACGGATATTATGACTTCTATCGTGACCGTATCATGATACCCATCCGCGACCGGTTCCGGAACATCATCGGGTGGACTGCCCGCGACATGAGCGAAGTGGATGGCACTCCCAAATACCTCAACTCCTGTCAAAGCGACATATATGACAAGTCCGACAGCATATTCGGTATTGACAACGCCATCAGGCAGGCTGCCAAAGAAGAAAAATTTTATTGTGTGGAAGGTGCCCCCGATGTAATGCGCCTGCAATCCATCGGAATAAACAACACCATTGCCTCGCTGGGTGCTGTCTGGACAAAGAAACAATTCTACCAGATTAAAAGGTATGCCACTTCCCTTTGCTTCCTTCCGGACGCGGACGCCATCAAACCAGGCGAACAATACGGTACCGGAATAGCAGCCGTCATCAAGTCCGGCCAACTGGCTATGGAGTGCGGTTTTTCCGTATCCGTAAAGGAGATTCCCTGTGGTGAAGGAAATACAAAAAATGATCCGGACTCTTACTGTATCAGCCGTACCAAGTTCAAAGACCTTGACGAAGTAGATTTCATCACCTGGTATGCCGGATATGCCTTCAAGGCTGACGGTACCACCGAAGACAAAAGTTCAGCCGTATCCAAGATTGCCCAGATGGTGGCCATGGTTGGCGATGAAGTCAAAGAACAAATGTACCTGGAGCAACTGAAGAAAATCTATAACCATAAGAATCTTTGGCTGACGGCCATCAACCGTGAAAAGAAGAAAATTTCCGAATCCAGGGCAGACAAGACACAGACCATCAACCGGGACCTGCTGGCCAAATATGGATTCTTTGAGTCCAACAACTGTTATTACTCGACCAACGACGGGAAAGAATATCAGTGGTCAAACTTCGTGATGCAACCGATGTTTCACATCAAGGACTCTCTTAACCCCAAGCGACTGTACCGCATCAAGAACCAGAATCGCCAGGAGGAAATCGTGGAGATGAAGCAAGAAGACCTGGTGTCGTTATCAAAGTTCAAACAGAAGGTCGAAGGACTGGGTAACTATATCTGGCTGGCTACCGAAAAAGAAATGACACGCCTGAAGATGTATCTCTATGAGCAGACGGAAACCGCGGTGGAGATTACCCAGTTAGGGTGGCAGCGCAAAGGATTCTATGCGTTTGGCAATGGAGTATTTGACACCGAATGGCACCCGGTAGATGATTATGGCATTGTTCGCCTGGGCGATAAAGGAAACTACTACCTTCCGGCCTCCAGTCTGATTTACCGGGACGATGACAAGCTGTTCCAGTTCGAACGACGATTTGTCCACCTGAACTACTCAGGCATCACCATGAGAGACTACTTTTCCAAACTGGTAGGAGTTTTCGGAGATAATGCAAAAATGGGCATCTGCTTCCTCCTGGCCACATTGTTCCGCGATGTGATTACCGGTTATACCAAGAGCTTCCCCATCCTGAACCTGTTCGGGCCGAAAGGTTCTGGAAAGTCAGAGCTCGGTCACAGCCTGATGTCCTTGTTCATTATCGACAACACACCTCCCAACATTCAGAATGCCACTATCCCGGCACTGGCCGAGCTGGTAGCACAATGTTCAAACGCCCTGGTACATATTGATGAGTTTAAAAATAACATTGATATCGACAAACGCGAATACTTGAAAGGTTTATGGGATGGAGCCGGGCGCAGCCGTATCAACATGGACAGAGACAAGAAGCGTGAGATAACAGCCGTTGACTCAGGAGTCATCCTTTCCGGACAGGAGATGGCAACAGCTGATATAGCTCTCTTCAGTAGACTTATATTCCTGACGTTTTCCAAATCAGAATTTACCGATGCGGAAAAGAAACGATACAGCGAACTGGTAGACATTCGCAAACGAGGCCTGTCACACCTGACCCTTCAGATATTGCGTCATCGGGCCAAGATGGAGCAACAGTTCGTCAGCAACTTTCATTCCTGTTTGTCAGACATTATTGAAGGACTGGGGGCGGAGAAAGTGGAAGACCGAATCTTGCGTAACTGGATCATACCACTGGCAGCCTTCAGAACACTCGAGGGTGTGCTTGACTTGCCGTTTTCATACCAGGATATTCGCAAGGTTACACTGGATGGCATAGTCCGTCAGAATGCAGAATGTAAAAGCAACAATGAATTGGCCAACTTTTGGAATGTGGTATCTTATCTGCAGCAGGATGGTGAGATATTTATCGAAGGTGACTACCGTATAGAATATGTCAATAAGTTCAAAAGCAACCTGATAAAGATCGAGCAGCAGTACCAGGAACCCAAGGCCATCCTGATGATGCGCAAGAACCGCATCTTCATGCTGTATAAAAAATTTGGCAAGCAGGTTGGCGATTCAATTCTTCCGGAAGGCTCGCTGGTGTACTACCTGGAGAACTCCAAGGAATACATGGGTAAAAAGAACTCAGTCCGGTTCAAAAACATACAACGTGGCGTGGAAGTTCAAAAAATGGAAACGACTCCCACCGGAGGAATATCCTACAAAAAAACCTCGACACCGGACATTGCCCTGTGTTTCGATTACAAGATGATTAAGGATACTTATAATATTAACCTCGAGGTAGAGGTGGAAGGCAATGAGACTACAAGTGATGATTTAGATGAGTAATAAAAATGGTTTTAGAGTTGTAGAAAGGCGTGGCGTCGTGAGGACGCTGCGCCTTTTTTTATATGCCCGGAGCAGTACGCACCCTTTTCAAATGGGGTAAAAAAGGCTTCTACACTTTCTACACCTTCTACAATGTTAATAATGAGATATTTATATATTCTACATACATTCTACAAACCTTCTACAAAATTCTACAAAATGCCGTTTTTGTTAAAACCTTCTACAAATTACTTCATTTTCTACATAATTTCTACAATTGTAGAAGCCTTATAAAATTATAAACTATTGATTACCAGCATATTTTATTTTCTGTAGAAAGTGTAGAAGGTGTAGAAGGCAAAAAGTATGTCATATCTGGAAATATACTTTTTGCTTTTGAAGCACATTAATAGCATATTTATTTATCTAAAAAGTAATATATATATTATATTTGTAATAGATAATCAATTCATTATGAGCCACATTGTGTTTTATATTAAACTGGAGCCTTATTTAAAGCAATGGCTTCACAATAGCCTGGGAAATCCGGTGGTATTTCCACCGCAGAGTAATGAGAATGCTGTTATCCGCCGGTTCCTCCGGAAAAGGCCACCGGAAGTTCAGCCGGAAATGGCAGAAGACGAATTGACAGCCATCGTCATTCCCGACAGCAAAGCCAAACCGCCGCAATATTATAACTACCTGGGCAAAAAAGCCAAGGCAGCTGTAAAGGAGACCATCGAAGACCTGTTCCGGGCGAACCTCTGGAATGAGATGAGCGACCTGACCAAGCGCGATTGCGGCCTGAACAAGACCATCGCTGCCTGGTGTGAAATGCACGGCATCGATGACGACTATTCGGAGACTGTCAGACAGAAATACTACCGTATGAGGACCAGTTATAGCCGGAGAGGTATCTTTTTAGGTTCTTTAACCAGAAAACACTCGGATGAGTAGGCCATTTTTGTACAAACCCAAACAACACCGAACACACATAATCCAATAACGATAATCATGGTACATCTGATTCAGAACATTAGAAAAGTAGAATGCATCGAGGCCTATCACCTTCAGCATTCAGACATCATAGCCGACCGGGGAGTATGGCTGAATGTCTACCAGCAATTCAGCCCAATTTCAACCATCGGGCTGAGTTCAGTCGAGATTTCCGACAAAATCGAGAACAAACAACGCATTTTCACCACCAAACTCACCATGTTCCGGTCAAAGAAGCTGCTACCTGGTACCAAAAAGTTCTGCTTCAAGGTAACAACCGTCACCGGCTCCCAGTTCCTGATTGGTTCATCCGAAAAGCCCTACCCCGTCATACAAAACGAAGAGACTTTTCCGTCCGCAGCCAGTGGACGGGCAGGTGTTACCGTCATAGTAACCCTGACCTCCCCTATTCCGATGCTTGCCATATTAGATTAGAGTCTTTTTATGCAATATATATAAGGTATAATATTGCGTAGACTAATTTTCGACAACATGGATTATAGTATTAGTATTGATTCACACATCGGTCCTTGGGGATATTCGAAGAACTATATCCGAAGCCAAATGTCAGGTTTGAAAAACAAACCTGTCAATGTGCGTGTATCGTCCCTCGGTGGCTCGGTGGACGATGCGCTCGACATCCGGCAGCAGTTTCTTGATCACGGCAACGTGACTTGCTACCTGTATGGATACGTAGCCAGCGCGGCTACCATCCTGGCTACCGGTGCCAAGAAAACCTGCATGTCCAGATATGCATTCTATCTTATTCATAAGGTGTCAAACTGGGTGGATGCCTGGGGCAACTACAATGCCGACCAGATTCAGCAGCTTATCGACGACCTGAAGGCTAACAAGCTGGAGAATGACAAGATGGACTTGGTGCTGGCCAACCTCTATGCCAACAAGTGCAAGAAAAAAGTAGATGACATTCTTCCAATCCTGAAAGAAGGACGATGGCTTACTGCCCAGGAAGCACTTGAATACGGATTCATTGACGAAATCGTAGAAGACGGCTCAAAACTGAACTTCGACGATGCCATGAAGACCCGCTTCAACATGTTCCATCTTCCGGCATTGCCTTCGATGGAGGACAAGACCGAAAGTCCGGAAGCAGAAACCGCACCCAGTTGGTTCAACAATTTCGTGAACAAATTCTTCAAGGGACACCAGCCGGATACTCCACAGGCACAAAATAAACCACTCAATCATTCAACAACACAAATGAAAAAGGATTATCAGAAAGTCAATTCCATCTTGAAAATCGAGGGTGTGGAAGTTGACAAGGATGGTAAGGTAACGCTTACCGATGAACAGGTCAAGGCCCTCAATGACCGCATCACCAATCTGGAACAGGAATCTTCTGATAAAGACAATCAGATTTCGGAACTGAAGAAGCAGAATGAGAACCTGAAAAAGAACGATGGTGAAGACACTACTCACATTAATGGTGACGAAGGTGAGGATGATGACCTCACAAAGCTCAACACAGCACAAGAAATGTTCAACAACGTAAAGGATTTGTTATAATGGCAGACACTACTGGACACGTAAAAATCACTGACGAACAGCTGGCTAAGTCGGCTATCCGTTACCGTAAAGAATTGCTGATGATGCCGGTACTGGCATTAGGTACCACATTGAAGCACATGAATCAGAGACCGGGAGTGCGCGGCAAAGAAGTTGTCGGGGAACTATCCGGAGACATTGAACTGGGTCCGTATGACGAAGGTCGAGAAGATACTGATGGGGTATCCATCAATCCACGAACCTTAGAAACCTTCCTTGGTAGCGTAGTAAAGAAGTTTTCTCCCAACTCCGTTTGGAAAACCGTATATGGTAACTTGATTTCCAAAGGTGAATCACTGAAGAATGTGGATATTTCCCGTCAAGTGCTTGCTTTCTTGACTGCAAAACTGGGTGCAAATCTGAATCTGCATATCTGGGATGCAAAACGTAACGACAGTGGTACAAAGACCAAGGAACTGTTCAATGGTTTTGATACGATTACCAAAACCGAGAAGGACGCGGCTAAAATTTCAGAGGAATTAGGAAACATGTTCACTATCGAAGCAATCAGCAAAGACAATGCTGTGGATGTGTTGAAACAATTCTACCGTGCAGCTGACCCTGTTTTGCGTGAGACACAAACAAAATTGTACATTCCGCAAGGCGTGTATGACAATTATGTCGACGATTACCAGGCGACCGCAGGACACGTACCTTACAACACCGGATTTGAAAAGACTTATCTCGAAGGCTCCAACAACCTTTGCGAACTGGTTCCGCTGGCAAACAAGGCTGGTTCACCGTTCATTCACCTTTCTACTAAAAGTAATATGCTCGTAGGTTTCGGTAATGGAGCAGATGCAGAAAACATTACAGTCGAAAAGCATCATGCCTTCAAGCTGGATTACATCGCTACAATGTTCTTCGGTACAGAGTTCGAATCAATTTCTAAAGAGCGTCTGCTGGTGGGTACCATCGACGGTACAACTCCGGTTCTCGCTGGCATAGGAGGGTAAATTATGGCAGTAGATTGTACAAGCAAAGGGATGTACGAATCCCTTTCCTGGTGTCCAGGTCAGACCTCGCAGCCAGGTATCAGACGTAAGGTTTTCTTCATTCCGAAAAGCTGGATTGAAAAATGGCCGGTGCTTCCTGACATTGACGGAGCGGAGAGCATGGCTGCATTAGCCACATACGAAGGCGACTTTGTGCTGGCGGCAGACAAGAAATGGCAGTACCTGGAGGTATTGACCACCAAATCCAACATTGCCTCTGATTCACAAGGTGAAAAGCCTTCCAAAACGATTCTTAACAAAGCCACATTGTTATATGCCGGTACAGACGAAGAAGCATCAGGATTTTGCCGACAGGCAAATAATGATGAGATGATTTATCTGTGCCAGCAGCGTAACGGAAAGTTTCGCGTGGTAGGTTCAGAAGCCTATGATCCTGATACAACAATCTCCCAGACCTCCGGCGAAGGAGAAACAGGTACAGCGGGAACTACCCTCACGGCACAGTGTACGGACATTTGCCCGTCACCGTTCTACACAGGTAAAATCGAAACAGAAGATGGCGATATCTCCGGAGCGGATGGTAGCGCAATTCTTCCGGGTGGATAATAATAGGAGGCTACAATTATGTACATAGATGAACAGTTAACCATAAACATGCAAGGCTGGCTCAATACGGAGCCGGCCAAGCGTGACCTGATGAAAGGTGCGGAAATGGTGCTCAAGCTGACCCGTAACCGCATCCTTTATCAGAATATTTCCCACAATCCGCAGAAGTTTGCAAGCAAGATTGAATATGAGCTGAAGAAACATCTGGCCATCCGCCTGGATAGAAAGACGATTCAAGACGTGGTCAAGATGGACAAAGAGCTGGTCCCGGCCGTAGCTGAAACATTGGCCACCTTCCAGCCTGAAATCAGTTCTGACGACGACACACCGCAAGAGGCGACCATTGCCAAAGGCAAACGCGCGGATCATGATTCACTACCCGAAGAAATCCGTCAGCTGTGGGAAGACAACAAAGACATCTACTTCCGTTTGAAGCAGACTTTTGAGACTTTGAAAACCATGAAGGATGCTCTTCCATGCGACAGGTACGAATACCTGAAGCAACTGGAAGAGCTGGATGCCAGATATCGGGATAACATGAACAAGTACGACCATTTCAATCCGGACACTCAGGGTGCCGGCGGTACAGAAGGTGAATCACCTGAAGACCCCGCTGAAATGGCCAAAAAAGTCAGTGCAGCCCGCGGCTATCTGTCAGATAACAAGAAGAAACTGGCAGAGCTGAAGGAATCCGGAGACCAGGAGAAGTACGAGAAGCTGCTGGCCAAAGTACAGCAGAGATACGACTTCCTTATCTCCACCGGAAACAACGTAGGAGAAGACCAGGTGAATGCCTTACGTGAATTAGGGTTGAAAGCATGAAACATGTAAACCGATTGCTGAAGCCGTTATCCGATGTGCCATTACAGGCGTACCTGGATAACCGGCTTCAGCTTTTTGATGTCCTCGAGTTCATCCTGTCACAGACCGGACCGGCTAAAGTCTACGTGTCCACCTTCTCTACTTCCGAGGAGTTCTTACGCAGATTGTTCTCCCTCCGAAAACGGCAGCTGATTCTTCACTCTGTCCTGATGGCCGACCTGAAGGCAGCTAAGAAGACTGTAAATCTGTACACCTTTATGTCTTCCGTATTCGATGATGTGTACCTCACGGAGAATCACTCCAAGGTACTGCTTATCGAAAACGACCGCTGGATGGTTACAGTCGTTACCAGCCAGAACCAGACGCGAGGAAACCGGACCGAATGTGCGATGATCACGACGCAACCCGACATCTTCCTTACCTTACGAGACCAGTTTTCAGAGATTATTAATATCCGTAGCATACACCTCAATGGAATTCACTTCAGCACAGATTGACAGAATCAAAGAACTTGCCACGATGCTCACCCCGGTATCAGACATTGCAGTCCTGATGGACGTAGACGAACGCCGTCTGCGAGAAATCATTTCCGACAAATCCCATCCGGTCAGCATAGCCTACCGCAAAGGGAAAGCCGAACGGGCACTGCAAATCCGGCAAAACGAGCTGGAGCTGGCCGAAGCCGGAAGCCCGCTGGCGGTGCAGCTTGTGGGTTCCTACATCCGTGACATGGATTCCGACGAAGATTTATAACTATGCCATTACCCGCAACGATTGATATTGCCAAAGAAAACCTCTTCGCCTCGGTCGACGAGATGCGAGAGCGTAACATTCCCGAAGTCATCCAGCAGCGTCTGCTCCGGCTTCGGGACATGTATAATTACTGGCTCCAGTACCCGCGCATACGGGAACAGGAAATAGTGCTCGAGCTTCAGAAGCGATACCAGATACAGAAGTCAGCTGCCTACGAAGACATCCGCATCATCAAATACCTGCTGGGGGATTTGAACAAGGCCACCAAGGACTACCATCGTTACCGCTTCATCCAGCGCAACGAAGAGAGTTACGAGATGGCCAAGCGCATGAAGGACGCCCGGGCGATGGCCGCCTGTGACAACTACTACGCCAAATACATGCAGCTCGACAAGGAAGATGCCAAGGACTTAGGCTACGACAAGATTGTCGTGCAACCCTTCCAGCCGGACAGCGACCCGACGATTATCGGAATCAAACCGATACCGAACATCCGGCAGCGCATTGCGGATAAGATAAAGCAGTACATGAATGAGGATGTTCAGGACATCCAGTTTGAGGATGCCGACTTCAACGAAGACGACATTTTCAACCCTAAAAAATCACAGGAGGCACCCGAACCATGAGAGAATACTTCCATGACACCCAGCAGCAGGTCCTATTCACCCCGGCAAAAGACATAGTACTTTGTGCCGGACGTGGTTGGGGGAAAGGTCCGATTCATGCCGCCATCAACCTGCGCAACATGCAGCGCATGCCAGGAAGCATCACCGGCTTTGTGGCGGCCAACTGTAAGCGTGCCCTCACCAACACCATCCCGTCCATGCTGATACACTGGCAACGCTGGGGTTTCAAGCGCGACGTACACTGGACTATCGGCAAGAAACCGCCGAAGTCCTGGGGATGGGGTGAACCCATCTTCCAGCCCGACAACTGGGAGAATGTCATTTCCTTCTACAACGGCTCGATAGGTTACATCATCAGCCAGGACCGTTCCGGAACATCCAACTCCTTTTCACTGGATTACCTGGACATCGATGAAGCAAAGTACATCGACTTCGAGCAACTGAAAGACGAAACTCTTCCGGCAAACCGTGGTAACAAGCAGTATTTCGGCCATCACTACTTCCACCATGGCATACTGATTACCTCCGATATGCCGGTCACAAAGAAAGGTTCCTGGTTCCTGGACTACGAAAAGAAGTGCGACCCGGAACTGATTGAAGTCATCCAGGCAACAGTACATGAGATTTGGCGGACGAAGAAACGCATCCGCGACCTTCAGGCTAAATCAGAACCGGTTCCTTTGTACCTGAAGGATTATCTGCGTACCCTGAACCGTGACGTGTGCCGCATGGGTTCTGTGGCAGTTCTGTACCGCGAGTTCTCCACGATTGAGAACATGCAGCTGCTGGGTGAAGCATTCATTAATCAGATGAAGCGTGACCTTCCCCCACTTACCTTTCAGACGGCCATCCTCTGCCGACGTATCGGTATCAGTCGAGACGGCTTCTACTCTAGTATGACAGAAGGGCACAAATACAATGCGACAGACTTCAGCTACCTGGACAGCCTGGAATATCAGTTCGACAAAATCAAGGAGCCTTCCTGCCTGATGGATGCTGACCTCGATAGGGATAAGCCCATCTGCATCGCCTTTGACTTCAACGCGAACATCAACTGGCTGGTAGCCGGCCAGCCGGACCGGAACCGGCTGAAGGTGATTAAGTCTTTCTGGGTAAAATACGAGCGTAAGCTCGAGGCCCTGGTGGATGACTTCTGCAAGTATTACCGACACCAGCGACGCAAGGAAGTGATATTCTATTACGACAGTACGGCCTTAGGCTCAAACTATGCGGTCAATGACGAAGACTTTCATTACGTCATCGAGCGTGCTTTCCAGGACAGAGGTTGGGAGGTGCGTTCTGTCTATATAGGCCACCCGATGAAGCACATCGAGAAGTGGCTGCTCCTCAATCGTATGTTTGCCGGAAAGGCTAAGCTCATCCCCTTCTTCAACGAACAGAACAACGAAGACCTGCTTATCTCCGTGCAGACTGCAGGCGTGTACAACGGCGGCAAAGACAAGCGGGGTGAAAAGCTGGCAGAGACAGAAGAAGACCAGCTTCAGGCGAGAACAGACGGTTCGGATGCGTTCGATACGCTGTGTATCGGCTGCGAACGTTTCCCCCAGATGACATTCGATATGTTTGTGACATCCTCTATGTAGTTTTCAATAAGCTAATTAGTTTTATTCTTAGGGTAAGCCCTGATGACCGTGCAGATGGTTGTCGGGGCTGTTTTTTTGTGCGCGAGTTGGCGTGTACCGTGCGCGTAGAAAGGTGTGCCGTTACATATTCCGATTTTTTCAAAGGTGCTAATTAGGTTTATGGCGTAGGGCGGTGGGGGGTAGCTTCCGCTACTTCCGCATAAAATGCGGTGTTTGGTGGACGTATTCGTTTGATTGTGTGCCGTTTTCGTTTCGGATGGCCGGAAAACACAAGCAAATCTCCCTGTTTTGGCCTGTTTTTTCAGGCTAATTTGCTGCCACACAACCTGCTGGCGCCCGAAAAATCCAGAGGATTTTCCGGGTAACAAGGTAGAAAGACACTCGGTAGTCTTTCTGTGCTGGAGATAGCGTTCACGCAGCGGCCCACCCGCCCCATTGCTTTCCCTACTGGCGGTATAGCTAAAGCTATGAATGTGTCTACTGCTCTTCTGTTCTTCTCTTCGGAATTTACATCGGTGCCCCTCCCCCTGTCAGTTACGCCTTTTCATCACTGCAAAGGTAAATGTTGCCTGCCGTATGCCAAGTTCAGGCGCTGTTCACTGTAAAAATCTCCACCCTTTCAGGGTAGTATTCAAGGCCCGGCTTTACGGTGAAAACTTGTCTTTCACGGCTGGCAACACCTTTTGACGCAGTGTAAAAGGCGAAACAAACCGACAGCGAAAGGCGACGGAATAAAAAAAACCTCAGAGAAGGAAGAGCAGAAGAAAAGGCTCACTACCTCGGCTCGAGGTTCAAGAATAAAACTCCAAAAACTACCGATATGAAAACCTTTACCGAATCCATGCTAAACCAGTGCAGAAAGTACATGTTCAACTTCTTTGACTACCTGCCCACAAAATATCAAGCCAGCGCAAGAGATTGGCAGGTGAGAAAATACGTTTGGGCGTTCAAAGACGGTAAATGTGCCGTTTCAGCAGCCCAGCTTGTCGCAAAGAAAATCCGTGAGCAGTTTGGCACGTCAGTGAGTGACATGGTGTTTGTCTGTATCCCAGCCAGCAGCCAGCGGAAAAATGAAATCCGATACAGAGAGTTTTCGGAAGAAGTGGCCAGACTATCGGGAGCGGTAAACGGATACAGCCATATCACGGTAGAGGGTGAACGGCTGGCAATCCACGAGAGCAAATCAGGGAAGCACGTAAACAACGTGCAGGTAATCAACTTCGACAAGGAATTTTTCAAAGGTAAAAAAGTACTTGTCTTCGATGACGTGATAACCCGTGGGTACTCCTACGCTCGTTTTGCCTGCCATTTGGAAATGCTGGGAGCTTCGGTTTTGGGAGGTATGTTTTTAGCGAAAACCTTATTTGTCTAACAATTTAATAAACAACATCATGAAAGATTTATTCGAAATTTGCGGAGAATGCCGCCACTTGAGCGATGCAGAAGTAGTTTATCAGCTCACCAACAACAAGGAAACAAGCAATCAGGTGAACGCCATGTTAGCGAACGGCAGCAATGTGTCAATAGAAGACATTTGCAACCTGCTTACACCGGCACGCCGAGATATGGCACTGGCAGTCATTGAACTATACAAGAGAATCAAGGAACGGAAGAACAACTACAAGCGTATAACTTCCAGCGCAGATGTTTACGAAGTGATGCTTCCCTACATGGCAGACCTGAAAGTAGAGGAATGTTGGGTTATCTTCCTGAATCAGGCAGCCCGAATCATCCGCAAACAGCGTATCTCAGTCGGAGGGCTGGCGTCTACTCAGGTAGATGTAAGAGTGATTTTACATGAGGCACTTTCTTGCAACGCCACATCCATGATACTCTGCCACAATCATCCGTCAGGTAATTTCCAACCAAGTAAGGACGACGACCGCCTGACGCATGCCCTGCTGGAAGCAGGACGAATTATAAATATCAGGCTTCTTGACCACGTGATAGTAACGGATGGAAGTTATTACAGCTACGGGGACGAAGGCAGGCTATAGGGGCTGCAAATGGCCGTAGCAGCGTTTAGGGAGGTGGGTAGCGTCGCGGCCGCCCGCCGCCCGATTTTGCCTGCTGACACAAGCAAAATCGGGCGGCGGGGAATAAGGTATTTATTTTTACGCCTGAAATCGGCGATTTTCAATACAATGGTAGAATTTTTTCTACTATTTATTTGCTAATAGTAGAAATATTACTACCTTTGCATCACTGAACTAAAAAAGAAAGGAGGAACTAATGATAAAAAGTTCAGAATTTCATCGCCAGTTAATCAAACGCGGAAAAAGGCGTGGATGGCATTGGGTTCAAGGAGAAGGTGACGGAAGTCATCGGATTTATGAAGACAAAAATGGGATACGTTACCCGGTCCCGTATCATGGAAGTAAAGAAATAGGCGAAGGCCTGAGGAAAAAAATCATTAAGGATATGGAGCTGGAATAAGCTCCTTCCTTGATGTTTAAATATAAGCTAAATAGAGCTGCAAAACATAAAACCTACATGGCTATGTTTACTATTAATGTTACAATTGAAAAAGGCGCTGATTTATTTAGTGCTTGGGCTGAAAACATCCCTGGAATTTATGGTGAGGGAGAATCAGTAAAAGAAGTAAAGGAAGATATTCTAAAAGCTATTGCCCTATTTAAAGAGCATAATGATGAGAAGAACATTCCTGAAGAACTCAAAGGTGACTATAACATTGAATGGCACTTTGATGTACAGTCATTTTTACAGTATTACAGCGGAATCTTTACCAAAGCCGCTTTAGAGAGAATTACCGGTATCAATCAAAAACAATTAGGACATTATGCTTCTGGTTTGAAAAAACCGCGTAAGGCACAAGTTGAAAAAATTGAAACAGCCTTACATAATTTTTTTGATGATATGCGTATGGTACATCTGGTATAAATTATTTTTAGGTCACTGTTTAATTCAACACTTTACTTTGACTGAAAAATAGGAGGAGCCTCTTTACAGGCTCCTTTTTTTATCCATTTCTTTGTCTGATTCTGAATATTTTGTAAGTTTGTGACTATTAAAATAATAATAAAAATTATAGTTATGGGCAAAATAAAAACAGCAAAAAGACAAACTATTTGGAATGTTATCAATATCAAATCACGCGGCATTCAAACCCCACAAACCTATATCCATGCTTTTGAATGCTTAAAAGAACAAGACCCCTTGATTCAATTAAGAGGTAATCGACACATGAGTATTAAAACCATGTCTCAAGCCTCATATATAGAAAAAGAAGGGTATCCCCGATCCATTCTTGTAAAATTAAGTGCATACGACATATTAGATTCTGACAAATTTTATAATAAAAGAAGCAAAGAAAATGTATCTTTGTATTTAGACCCTGACATTGTTGCCAATGAATCTGAAATAGAACTTATTTTCGTTCCTAAGATTCATCGCTTTGCAATGCCAAAAAGCAGTAAGATTTCTTTGAAAAATGTGCTAAAATACTTCCAGGAAGCATTGGATAAGACAATGGGAGCCAATAGTTTTGATGTAACCATTGTAAAAGATAAAGACGTTATACAACGTATTTTTTCTTCTTATGCCATTTATTCAATTGAAGCAGATCTCACCTACTCTAATCGGGATCCATCCCAGAATTTTCAAGCTGTGTTTGATCAAAAGATTAGAGAAATGAATCCGATTCAGTTTAAAATGAACATAAAAGGGACAAAAGACCAGCCATTGGAAGCTCCATCAGACGGATTAATAGAAGCCGCTGCTAATATGTCTGAAAGTAATGGATATATTAAGGCTCGTATTCGTGAACAAGAAGGTGGGAAAGTTACAACTATTAATACAGAACGTTATCCTTTAAATATGCAAGTGAATAACGCTGGAGATGATATCTATACTGCTACTTATAATGAACTAATAAATAGATTTGGCAACGAACCAACAGAGCATGAGTAATAGAAATAGTTTCTTTGGATGGCCGGCTGTCTTTCAGCTTTACACGCTGAAAGACTTTTTAAAAGATTCTATATATCCGGTCATATTCTCTGCTATTGTAATGACTTTAAGCATAATCTGCGATATTGAATCTTACACCCTCTTAGGTAAGACTCTAAATATCGGACTAACCATTGTCCCCGTTATGCTTTCATTACTTATAGCAGCTTATGCCATATTGCTATCTATGTTCTGCTCAAATACAGGAAAAACAATAGCAAATCAAAATGGAGGAAAAGAATTACTGGATGAGCTCAACTCAGATTTCGCCACAAGTATTTTCGCTTCTTTCATAGGAATCCTTTTCTTTATTGGCGGATCATTAATTCACCAACTAAAATTTGATTTTATATACGCTGATTTCGTCAATTATATTGCTCTTTTTTTATCGGATTACCTGCTGTTTTTTTCTGTCTTCATTTTAAAAGATTTAGTTATTGGTATTTTTAATATTGGGCGAGTTGCTACACATTTTCAAGAATAAATTGTATGAATAAATCAATTTTTAATTCTACTTTTTGGTTTGGTAGTGCACTTTTTTCTATCATCGCTTTTCTTATATTACTTTACATTCCTGACCTTTATCTAGAAAAATATCAGACTTCGGCCTACATGGAATCCGGGCAGATAGGAGACATCATTGGAGGAACAACCAACCTAATAATAGCAATAGGAGCAGCTTTTCTTACATTTCTAGCCTTCTGGATGCAGTATAAGGCAAACAGACAACAAAGAGATGATATTTCACTAGAACGTTTTGAAAGTAATCTGTATGAAATGCTACATTTACACAGAGAAAATCTTTTTGACTTATCGTGTGGGAGTAAAAAAGGGAGATTAGCTATGGTATTATTTTGCTATAAATTGAAGTTGCTCTATTTTATCATAAATAGTATTATCGATAAACTTTTTAAAGAAGATAAGCAACTATTTGAGAATTATTGTAATAAAAATGAGTATGACGAAATAGAAGCTAAAACTATTATAGCATATAATTTATTCTTTTACGGGGCTAATTTCTCTTTAGTTTTTGATGATAATTCTGACGAAAGAAAATTATATAATAAATTAGCGGGTATAATAGAAAATATTGAAAATAAGTTATTCTGTATTTGTCCTAAGTCGTCACAATATGACGATTCTCTAGTAGAAAAATCCATCAAGAACGTTCAATATTATTTAAATTGCGATACCACAGAATATTGGTTTCCTGATTTAATAAATATTCCAGACTCTTTATTATGTGGTTACAATGACAAATTAGGCGTTTATCTAAGGCAATTATATCAAATCGTTAAGTTTGTAGCATTAAAGGAAGGTATTACTGAAGATGAAAAGTATCAATATATGCGCATCGTGAGAGCTCAGCTATCTGACTATGAGCAAATTTTACTATATTATAATAGTCTTACTCAAATAGGAAAAGCTTGGAATGAACAACTCCTTGCCTCTGATTTATTATTTTCATCTGAAATATCTAACAAAATCTACTCTTGCATTTATCAGTCTAAAACACATTGGAAGAATAGTAAAGGACTTGCTAAAAGAAGGTATAAAGAATTAGGAACTAATATATTATGGAATTCTGTTCGGAGTTATTATATTAAAATGAAAAGAGAATGGAGAAATCCATCTTTAACTATAAACCCATCATTAAAAAATGATTTTTGGAAATTAAATATGGGGCTAATAGCTCGTTTTCGGCTAATTAAAAATATTCCAGTTTCATTCCAGATGTTTGGATATTTACCAGAAGCAAAATATTTTTTTGAAATTATAAGTTATTATAATCATAGTGACAATTTTTTTGAAGTCAAAAACGCATACTTGTACTTCCATGGTAAATAAGTTTTCTCCTAAAGAAAGAAGGCATATTCAAGTATCACAACAAATACCCTCCCAGCGGAAACTCCCCCAAAAGTTTCCGCTTATTTTTTGCCCTCTTAATAAACATTTTATTACATTTGGACTATTATTTTTATAACAAATTTAATAGACACAAATGGAAACACAAGATTTTGTCGCAATAGACTTTGAAACCATGACACCGGAACTGACCAGTGCATGCGCCATAGGGCTTGTAAGAGTCCACAACGGGGTTATCAGCCAGAAGTTCTACTCACTTATCAAACCGATACCAGACTCCAGGACTGAACGTAACACCCATGTACACGGCCTGACGGATGAGATGGTAGCCGACGCCCCCGCCTTCTCCGAATTGTTCCCTTTACTAAAATCCCTCATCGGAAATCTTCCGATTGTATGTCACAACAGCTCCACAGACATCAACATCTTCAGAAGCTGTATGGAATACTATGGCCTGACCGGAATTGACCTAAGCCACTACGTCGATACACTCGAACTGTACGGCAAAGGCCTGAAAGCATGCTGTGAAGAAAACGGTATCCAGCTTGTCAACCATCACGACGCACTGGCTGATGCGGAAGCCTGTGCAAAGCTTTACCTTTGCTACCAAGGACACCTGGCGAAAGACCTTGCACATTATGACCTGAAGGAAGTAATGGCAAATAAGGAAGCACGCAAGTACGACCATGACACCCTGATGCCTTTATCCGAAGAAGACATAGAAAACAAGGATACGATTTTCTTCCAGAAAAAAGTAGTGATTACAGGCATCTTTTGCGCCTACCCTGACCGTGATGAACTCGGTTCTATCCTAAAATCATTCGGTGCAGACATAAATACGACAATATCAGGTAAGACAAACATTGTCATCGTCGGAGAAGGTGCCGGCCCGTCTAAACTCAAAAAGATTGAAGAACTCAATGCCAAAGGAAAGAACATCCGGCTCATTTACGAGAAAGAATTATGCGAAATTATGAACGAAATAACTAAACACTAAGAATATGGCTATCAAAAAAGAAAATGTAAACTTGACCTACGACGCTTTGTGGTTCAAGACCTTTATGGACAGTGGAGAATTGACATTCTACAATCGTGAAATTTTTATCTCTCCAGGAATGGCAGGAAGGCTGGACATCTTCATGCAGCTGCTGGGTAATGTAGGCGGATATGCCAGAACCACGAACTTCGACAAAGACCTTGACGTCGTGGTAGTATCAGATTACCTGATGAACAAATTCAAGAGCGGAGAGAAAGACGAGTTCTTCCAGATGCTCGAAGACCTAATCAACGGCAGTGCAACTCCCTACCGGAAACTGAAATTCACTACAGAATCTATCGTACTTGAATCATTAAACACCCGGGCAAGTGGCCAGCTTCGTCAGAACAAGAAGGACTTGAAAGATAAGAACACGACTCCGCAGATGATTGAAGCAATCAACCAGGGTATAGAAAGAGATGAACTGATGCTCGGCATGATTAAGAAATATAAAGAATCTACCAAGGAGCCACAACAACAGAATTTATTTTGAGACATAAACAAGTATGATTGGATTTATCCTTATAATATTTTTAGCTGGATTTATATTTATCGCTTATTTGAAAAAATCGAACGACTCTTCAAATAACAAATCCAATGGAACGATAAGTAGCAATACTTCAAATTATGACAATAACAGAACACAATTAAATCATGCATCTAATACGCAAAAAGCTAAAGAAATACCTTCCACTGCAAAAAAAGTAAATTTTGCAGTGAAAGGTACATCCTATCGCTCTCAAGCCGATATTAATGCAGCAAGAAATGTTCGAGTAGGTGATGAACTTACTTTAATTCATGAAGCATATAATGATTATGACTCATTTGCAATGATGGTATTAACTTCCGATGGGCATCATATTGGTTATGTAGAGAAAAAGTATTCCATGTGCTTCTTTGCATATAAGGACAAAATATATAAATGTATCGTATCTAAAGTAACTAATGACGATGTACCATTTATATATGCCAACGCTTTTCTGCCTTTTGATGCACGTGTTCCGGATGATGACTTAAAAGTTCAGAAGATGACATCTAAAGAAGGGCAATACATAGGCAATGGAGTAACTGTCAAGATTACTACCGAGCGTAGTCTTGCCCATGAAACCAACCCCGATTTGGAGCTTGCTGAAAAATTAAAATATAGTGAGCCTGAAAAAGCCGTTGAGATATTTTTGTCATGCGCTGCAAATGAATCTGGACTGTATTCTTTACACCAGGCTTGCTTTTGCTATCGTAAAATGAAAGCCTATGATAAAGAAAAAGAATTGATACAGCAGATTATTGCAGTATGTAAAGACGAAGGCAAAGAAGAATACATTCCAGAATATGAATCACGGCTAAAATCTGTAGAATATTACATCAACAAACAGAATGAAAAAGGAGAACTGGACAAAGCGTATTCTCTCCAAAAGGAAGGCAAATATAAAGAGGCACTTGACCTTTATCTTTTTTACTTCAATAAAGATAAGTTTGTTTTAAACTTAACTGACAGAATCATCCAATGCTATCGGAAGTTAAATGACAAATCAAATGAAACAAGGATGCTTGAATATGCTCTAAAAAATAAACTTTCAGAATCAAACAAACTAAAATATGAAAAAAGATTAGAGAAACTGAAACAAGAGCAATAAGACTTTAGGCTATCTTTAATTTCATTGATACGCTTTGCTATTTATGAATAACAAGAAAAATTAATCACACTCAGTACTCCTTAACCAGTACCGCAGTACTTCCCTGAAAGTACTGGAGTACTCCCTATGTAGTACTGGAGTACTTCTTCGGAAGTACTGAGAAATGATTGAAAGGCTCTATAAAAAGCGGAAACCTCAAAAAAGTTTCTGCTTTTTCTTTTGCTATTTCAAAACAAAAACATACATTTGCGATGTCGTACATTTGAATCAGGCGAGATGGCTCGCCATTTTTATGCTGCGGGCATTTTTTATGCCTTGTGGTTTACTATATCGTATAAGTTCCGTCCCGTGTGGAGTCTTAATGGACCCACTGCCTGATTCAGGTGTACGACAACGGGGAGCGGAACTTTTCTTGTTCTCTTCCCGTACTTTATCAAAATATTGTTTCATTTTAAATGTCGTACAAAAATGAAAAATCAAATTGCCCTGCCTGCAAACCAGGCAAAGCAAAGCCGTATATCGTTATGGCTTAACCGTGAAAATGTATTGTTCTCCTCCATCATGGAAGAGAAAGTTTCCAACCGCCAGGCTGTGCTTATTTCTCAAGCACTGGCTTCTTTCTGTATCCTAACCTGTTCCGTATTCACCCATTGGCTGGCCGCCATTGCCTGCCTCTGCTGGTTTGCTTGTTCCATTTTACTTTGCAAGAAAGGAGGTTTGCGATAACCGACTCTTCACAGCAACCTATATTCCGTGTCGATAAATACCAGGCATACGAAGAGGAAGCGGTACTGTTCGAACAGTATAGTATTCTTATGTACGGAAGTGAAAAACTATGCTGCACTCGTCCCGAAATGGAGCAGCTCAGTAATTTAATTCAACGCGCTTTAAACGACAGAAAGGAGACAGAACATGGCAACCGATAAAATCAAATTCGACAAATATATCCTTCTCCGCTACTTCCAGGAATATCTTCCGGTAGACAAGGAGAGTGACAGTGTTATCTACAAAACATCCCAACAGATTCAGGATGAACTGTCAGATATGGCAGAAATCAGCATCAACCAGATTGCCGCTACCCTGGTAGAGTTAAATTACAAACTCACCATCGGCCCCGATGGCCGGCCGGCATGGATGATGCAGCGCAGATAGACTGCAAGTTTTTAGATGATTACATTTTTTCTACATTTATATCGAGGTGTGGCGTCGTGAGGACGCTGCACCTTTTGTCTTTTTACCCCTTTCCGGAGCCGGGTATCTTTGAGAAAAACAAAGATTTATGCTCACTATTCCACAAGATATACCCGATTTCGTCCTGTCCTCACAGCTGGACAACTTCACAATCAGCGCAGACAAAAGGGTAACCTTTGTGCTGAAGCAAGCAAATACGGTCATTCTGCAAGAAACCTATACTCAAGACGCCAGCAACCAGATACACATTCTTGATTTGTTTTCACTCATGGAGCCTTACCTTATCGGTTCACCGATGCTTCAGTTCAGCTACGAGGTATCCGCTTCCAGTGAAACAACCATCAGCAAGACCTTCACGGTGCTGTTATGCCGTCCTATCATCCCCTGCAGCGGAGTAGATTTCGTGACCAACTATTTCCTGACGACTTTGGCAGGGCGTGACAAAATCACCTCCTTTGGTCGCACGGAAATGCTGTACCTGACGACCGGAAGTTTGTCTTCAGGCAGCACGACTATTCCCGTGACGGCAGAATGTGTCTTCGTCAACGACCAGAACCAGCTTCTCAAATCCACGCGTTCACTGGGCAATGTGGCCGACTACGGTATCCGCTCCATAGACGTATCCCCTTCCCGATTTACCCAGTCCGGCTACCGGCTGTTGCGGTACACCATCCTGGCCGGCGCCCGGAAGCAGACTTTCCGCGTAGACCAGGACGAACCGGAATCCGTCGGCCTGAAGTTCCGGAACTCGTTCGGATGTGTCGAGACATTCTACTTTGTGGGCGGAGATACGGTAGAGCCGGAACTGACCCGGAGTGCAGCTTACTTCGCCGGGCAATACAAGAACTATTACGTAGACGAGCAGCGCAAGCACACACTCAATACAGGCTACATCCCCGAAGGCATATTCAACCTGGCCGACGATGTGGCAAGGGCTACCGAAGTCTGGCTGATGGATGAATCCGGCGACATCCCGATAACCATCACCGAAAGCAATACCAGCCGGAGCGATGAAGACGACGGACTGTTTGCTTTTACAGTTTCCTACATCTTCGCATCCCGGTACCAGCAGCGGCTCCGTCTGCTTCCGGACATTTTCGACGACTCATTCGATGACACATACAATTAAAGCCTATGAACGTAATACATATCAAAGACGCATTAAGGCTGCTCGAGTCCGGGCAGCCCTGCAACCTGAAGCTCTGGAAACTCAGCACAGGTGACATTCTGGAATACAAAAGCGCGGTATGCGTCGGCTCACACTGGCGACAAGGACTCCATCGGGTTCGCCTTCCGGCATCCGGCGTAATCCGTTCCTTCCGCGACATATCCCTTTTCGAAATTAACAACATGACAATTTACCTTTAATATGGACAAGACAATCCTGCAATACGACGGCGACTTCATGCCTGGTGATATATTTGACATCGAGGTTTCCAACGTGGCCACCGAAATGGCTTCCGTAGAAGACAGCAGCCTGGTATTCGATGAAGATGCAAATGTAAAGACTACGCCTGTTCCCGGACGGAAAGGCATGACGTATGTCAATTTCGGAGAAGACAACCAGCTTCCGTTTAATATCATCAAGATGATAGGCATCGACGAAGTGATGAGCCAGAATAAGCTGTTCAACGTCATCACCTGTTACGGTGCCGGACTGAAGTACATGGACGTAGACACCAGACAGCCGACAACCCATCCCGAAATCAAGCGCTGGCTGATTCATAACAGCCTGCCGCTGTTCCAGCTCGAGCAGGCTACAGACATGAAGTATTTCTTTTTTTGCGTGTCGGTCATCATTCTTTCCAAGGACGGCAAAAGAATCAACCGGCTCATTCACAAAGAGGCCTGCTACTGCCGTTTCCAACAGGCCAAAAGGGGTAAAATCAATCACGTGATTTATGCCAATTTCCGCGAAAACGCTTCCCTCCGTCCGGAAGACTACGAAGTCATCCGTCTGCTGGATCCGCGCGACCCGCTGGGCGACCTGATGGTGCTCATGGGGCGTGAACCTGGGCGCGATGGCGAAACAAGAGTCCGTACTGAAGACCGTAAATTCGCTATTCTTGTACGCTTCCCCACACCCGGCTTCCAGTATTACCCCATCCCCTACTACACCAGCATTTTCCGGGGCGACTGGTACGACATCAAACGACTGATTGGAAAAGGCAAGAAAGCGAAGCTCCGCAACCATGCCAGCGTAAAATACCAGGTCGAAGTACACAAGGACTACTGGAGTAACATCTGTGCGGAAGAGCATATTACCGACCCGCTGAAGAAGATGGAGCGTATCAAAAAGGAGAAGGAAAACATCAAGAACTTTGTTTCCGGAATAGAAAACAGCGGCAAGGTTTGGATAACCGGATACTACATCGACCCGAATGGCCGTGAAGTCCGGATGGTACGCATCAATGTGGTAGAGACCGGCAAAGAAGGCGGCGACTGGAGCGAAGACATCCAGGAAGCCAGCAATATCACCTGCTACGGCGACAACATCCATCCCAACCTGGTAGGTGCCACACCAGGCAAGGGACAGAGTAACAACTCCGGTTCAGACAAGCGCGAGCTGTTCACGCTCAAGCAGGCACTGGAGATTCCTTTCCACGACCTGATGAACATCCCTCATAACATCGTCATCGAGTACAACGGCTGGAGTGAGAAGGTGTATCCGGATGTGCCCATGGTGCTGCTCACCACCCTCGACCAGAATACCGACGCCAAACAAAAGACAGCTTCAGACCTTGAAAACAAATCCTAAAACGAATCAATATGGCTATCACATTTTCACAAGAGATTTTCGAGAAGATTTGTTCCTCTGCCACCAATTCCACGGCAGAGGTGTATGATATGATTGCTCCTCACCTGGACGACACGCTTCAAAGCATCAACTGTGTGCTGCTGGGTGACATGGCAGACAAATTAGATACTGTTCCCGGACTCGAGCAGGCGGTCACAAAGCTGGTTTGTCTGCGTACCTATCAGGAGCAGATACCACAACTCGACCTGGTACTGACGCCCACCGGCTTCGGTGTGGTATCCAACCAGAATCTGGCCCCGGCTTCAGCCGACAGAGTAAAGAACCTGCTGCAGCAAGTCACCAACGCAGCCGAAGATACCTACGACCGATGCCTGGAGCTGCTGGTCGGTACCAGCTGGGCAGATACGGCACAGGCCCGTATCAACATCCCGAACCTGATGTATACAGCCAAACAACTGAAAATGTACGTCGATTTCACTTCAGCAGACGTACACCGTTCCAAGCTGCTCGAGTTCCGGACAAAGATGTACCAGGCAGAAGAAAAGATACGGCAGCACGTGTCGGCCGAGTTCTTCGACCACATCCTCGAACAGGCCCGGCACAATGCATTCACCAAAGAAGAGTCTGCCATGGCCGACTACATGTGCAAGTTCATCGGCTTCTGCATCGCAAAGAACTGGCCGGCAGCAAAGAGCATGCTGGAACGCATCGAGAACTACGCGGAATCCAAAGTAGAGGTATTCACCAGCTACAAGGACTCCGAGGCCTACAAAGTCAAACACTTCCAGACTTATCAGAATGAAAAAGATGATTCCACATACTTTTGGGGGTAGAATCCTCGACTTCCGGTTCCCCACTTCCTGGCAGCAGCTCAATCAGGAACAGCTTCGGTATGTGTTCCTGGTCATCACCCTGTTTTCTCCGGTCAAGGCTAAGACTTACGTCTTCATGCGCTTCACCGGAATCCGTGTCCGGAAGCGAGTGAAAGAAGGATGGCTCTGCACCTTCCGCCTGAACTGGCGCAAGAAACTGAGGTTCATCCTTCAGGATTGGCAGGTGCGCAGCTTCCTCCGGCAGATTGATTTCATCTCCGAGCCCAACGCTTATCCCGTCCGGCTGGACAGGATAGGCGGCCGTTATGCCATCAATGCGATGCTACACGGCTTGAGCTTCGAAGATTACCTTTGTTGTGAGAACCACTACCAGGGCTACCTGTATTCGCAGGACGTTTCCCAGCTCAAATCCCTATATGGTTTCCTCTACAAAAAGAAACCGGGTGCTAGAGGCTCACTGAAAGCCGCCTTTTCCCGCATCAAGGAATACGAACTGGTTTCCGTATTCCTCTGGTGGGGCAGCATCAAACTGTACTTCGCCTCCCTTTTTCCCCATTTCTTCCAGCCGTTCCAACAGAGGACCGACGCTGATCAGCCGGAACTGCCCGACCTGATGGGCGCGATGAACGCCCAGATCCGGGCACTGACCGGCGGCGACGTGACGAAAGAAAAGGAAGTCCTTCAGATGGACTGCTGGCGGGCACTGACCGAACTGGATGCCAAAGCACACGATATTCAAATTCTAAAATCAAAACAAAATGGACACAAGTAAATTCTTTGACGGCCACGCCTATTTTAAAGAGCTGACCGAAAAGAACAAGCTGGCCAAAGCCAACTCATTCTTTCCATGTTCCTGCAGCGGTATCAATTCACTCCAGGATGTGCTCGACAATTTCCGGAAACAATCTGCTTTCGTCTGCGTCGACGATACCAACGACGCAGCTACCGAACAAATCGGAGGCGGCTGGTTCAAAAAGCGCACCTTCACAGTATTCCTCCTGATTCGTTACCGCTACGACGACATGACCGAGCGTGCGGCAAAGCTGGACATCTGCCGGCAGATCTTCCGACAGTTCCATTCCCGAATGATTCGTGACAAATACATCTACGAAGACCTGGATTTATCCTTCCTGAATGTATCCCGCATCTACACCCGTGAGCTGGGTGAATACTTTATTTCCGGATGTACCGGCCTGTACTTTATGGTCGAACTGACCGAACCTACAGATTTATGTTATAAGGAGGACGAGTGGAATGGCTAGAGGATGGCATGGAATGAATACAGGGTGGCACAGCCTTGATTCAGAGAAGAAACGGCAAATGGCAGAAAATGCAACTCCTGAAGACCGTTTAAAATACATGAACGCCTGGTCGGAGATGATGGTAAACATTTGGCGTGAGAAGATAGAACGATTGCACGTAATAGATACCTATACTTTACATCGGCAAATCACTGAAAACGTAGCTGGATCAACCGACTTCGCAACCATACAGCACAAATTCATGGAGTACGGCATATACCAAGATTGTGGTACCGGAGTCGGATATAAAAAAGGTAATCAAGGTTATCTTGATGTGTTGAATTACAGCTATCGCGTCGAAAACAGGCTGGATGTCCCACGTAAAAGAGGCCCAGGTTGGGGAGGTGGATATACTTCAGGTGAAACAAGGTATCCTCGAGAATGGTTCTCACGTCCATATTATGCCTCAGTTATGGTATTAAAAGAACAGATGGCCTTCATGTATTCAGAAGAATTCTGTGGATTAATCGTTGACGCCATCCAATACAACGAAAGAGTAAGAGGAACATCGTTGAGAAACCGTCTTTGGGGTTCACATTGGAAAAATAAGAACAGGTATTCTTATTAATGTCTTTTTGTAGAATAACTCGGTAAGTTTACTTCGTAAAAAACTCAGAAATATGGCAACAAAAACATTCGAAGAATTAAAGCAACTGGCCATCCAGATCCGCGACGAAAAAACAAACAAACAGAACACAGCCACCCGTGTAGGCACGGCAATGCTGGAACACATAAACAAGCTCGAGCAAGATTACTATGACAAAACCCAAACCGATGAAGAACTGAAAGAGCGGGATGATAAACTTACCGAGCTAGAAAAGAAATCGGGTAATAAGATTCTTGAATGGAACACAGATGTAGCCACAACGAGAAAACAAGTTCCATCGCAAGAAAGGAAATCGGGAATGATTATATCGTACAAAAACCTTGACGGAGATTGGGTAAATGAACAGTATATTCATACAGATGTCAGCAACGCTCAATGGGCATTGGATATATGGTGGGTTAGATTGGCGAACGAGAAAGACTTATATCTTGCAGATTTATTATTAGAAAGCGTTATCGATTTTAATACATTACCGATACAGTTATATGATTGCTATTGGGCAAAAGATACAGGGGTTTTTACAAAAGGTATGACAGGATGGGTTGTTCTGAAGAAAATACCTTGTTTCGGGTTACAGCAAATAGAACTTAATGTAAATGCGATACGAGCAATATACTATGATGCGAATGATAAATATCTTTCACAGTGGACAGGAAATACAACCAACAAATTTCCAATACCCGAAGGCACAGTATATGTAGGTATAAATATTGGTTCCAATATTTCAGACAAAACAAATATTATAATTAAGGGTACACGAAAGGATAATAAGGATGTAAATACTTTGTTTGAAGATGTATCGTCTCTTAATGACAAATTGGGAAAAGTCGATGACATTGAAAATACAGTGTTTGAAGAGTTCGGAATTTCGTTGGAAAAAGAAAAATTGGCTCATGCTTCTTGGCAAAGTTCTAATGGGGCATATAATGTCGAAAATGCTCAAGCGTCTCCTTATTGGGTTACTACCGAAAGAAAATTTTCTATACCTTCTTCAAAGGAAATACATCTTATTAATAGCGGTGACGTTAAGTTTTACAGAGTATTGTTTTATGACGAAAATGATGATTATTTAGGAATTGATAAATCGGTAACTAACACTAAAGATTTGACCTCTTCTAATATACCTAATGAAGCAAAATACTTTACATTCAACTTTTCTGTTCCTGCATCTTCAAAAGAAGAAGCTATTAATACCGCTAAAAATTATAGCATAAGTTTGAAAGCGCAGGAAGAGGATACTTCTCAAGAAATTATATACAACGAGAAAAATTTCTTTACCGTTGAAGTAAATGCTCATAATCCGATTAAAACTGTGTTAACAGCACAGGAACAGACACAGATAAAGGATGAGCCTAATATGTATGAAGATTACTGTCAGCTTCTTTTACCGAAAGGACACAGCAATAAGAAAGCACCATTGAAAGTGGTAGTTTTCTTCCATGGAGGAGGAGAAGCAGTTACAGAAAATGCTGGATTTGAAAATTTCGCTCCTGCTGTACACTTCTTATATAGAGGATATGCAGTGCTGGCAACAAACGGATTGCCACATAAATTGGCATCTGAGAACGGATTGTCAGTTTCACGACCTGTAGGTAATTGGATGGCGGTTGAATCAGCAGGAAAGGCTCTTGATTACGCAATTAAGAACTTTAATATTGACAGGGATGGTGTATATGCTTACGGTTATAGTCAAGGAGGTATGACTGCACTTAATTTTGTTGATTTAGGTAATTTCAATGTTAAAGCTGTCACAGTAGATTCCCCAGCGGCTTCTATGAAGTATAGTCAATTAACAATTTCTGATGCTTTGGTTAATCTACAATATTTTTATGGATTCAATTCATTGGAAACATTCAGTTACGATAAAGTAAGTGGGCTTGACCCATATTCACGTAATTGTACAGAAATAGTTGATGCTTCTCAGTATGTTATAGGAAATTTATTCTTAGATGGAGAATTGGATAAGATAAAAAGTCTAAGGTTTTTTAAATGCCCAACAAGATTTTTTATTGGAGATGCGGATTCAACATGTAAAGGCTTTGTTTCTCAAGTTATGGTAAAGCAAGGTAAAAATGCAGGGCAGTTTTGCGATTGCAGTATATATAAGGGTGTAGGACATTGTGTAGATAGATTAGCTACCACACTGAAAACTATCAGTTATAACAGCAAAGAATATGACATAACGCAGCCGATGGTAGACATGGCTATATGGTTTTCGAGATTTGGAGGATATACGGTTGTAGAATAACTCGGTAATTCACGGTATTTATACAATAACGCCCCCAATATTCGAATCTTATTTATCTGCAAACCAGATTATTTGTGTCATAAATATTAAATTTTGGAAACAGAATCCAGATATAAGAAGAATTTTACAGCTGAATTCTGTTTCCATTTACACAAAATTTTGGACAGTGTCTAAAAACCATAATCAAGTATTTACTTAGACTCCATAACACCTTTGATTGCATTAATCATTTCAATGTCTGTCATTAATTTATTTATATTAAGTTTATCACATTTAATCAATAGTTTGGCATCCCCTTCGCTTTCAATAGTAAAAGTCTCAGTATGATGTAAAATTGGCATATGATATTTTAATCCTTTGATAGAAAACATATTACCATTCACTTTTATATAGGCTTCTATATTAAAAACACCATCAAACTCAGTAGCATCCATCGGAAATTTAGGCTGTTGTTCTTTACATATATTTTCAACAGTCTCAATTACATTCCCAGAGGAATCATAAAATTCTTCAATTTTTAATGACATAGGACCAATTGTTTCAATGAATTCCTTGAGCTTTATTTCTTCTTCCTTATCGGAGTATAAAATATTAAATGTCCCATTTTTAAAATCTGGTACTACCATTGTCATCTGAATTTGTATTTTATTTACTCTACCTTCTTCATCATCTTTAGTTGATGGGCGTAAATGTACTGGTATGATTTCTTTCTGTAAAGGATTTTTAGATGTTGCTTCTGCATACATTTGAGCCGGTTCCGTGTATTCAGTAGCAGAAGTAAAATACCCTTTTTTTATTTCTAACAAGTCTGTTAATGCACCTTCCAACTTTTGTAAGTCATCCCTACCTACTTTTGCCCCTCTTTTTGTGTAATCTTTAGATTCAATCATTGTATCATTTTCAATGAGCCCATCTAATTGATATTGACTTGCACTTAGACCAATTAAAAATTGATTATGCTTAGCCTCTCTATGTTCGAGTAGGCTTAATGCTGCAGCTGATATTATTTCATATGCCGCTCCTTCTTTTGTGGGATAAAATCCCATTAATGAATAAAATAACTCATCAATAGGTGACTTAATATATTTTGTCATAATAACATTTTTGAATAAATTCTTAATAAATAATTGTATTTCAAACTGATATTACAAATTTAATATTTTCAAATGATTTATCCTATACAATCTAATATACATCGCGTAGTTTCAAAATTTCAAAAGATTATAAGTAGAAATAAGGCTACTAGCTAGTTATTTCTACCCATATTCTACTTCACTATGTCTTTTTACCCTACTCCATGACTTCATACTTTTGAGTAACAAACAATCAAAAGTATGACAAATTTATCCAATCTGTTTGAGTGGCTGAAGATTAGTAACCGCCCAAAACACCTCAAAGCAGGTATCATTATTTTTATCATCTGGATTGGCTCAGTCCTTCTTCTTACCACCATGACTATCCTACAAGCTGCATTGACCGGTACAATATGCGTATTTGTAGCAATGTGTGCTGTAGAATATATTCAAAAAAGCATTGGTGGGAAATGGGACTGGCTGGACATTTTGGCCGGAATACTCCTTCCTATAATTGTAGTTTTGATTATTTACCTATATGGAGTTTTTAAATGATATCGTCAATACAATCAGTAGTATCCTTTCTTCAATCTTCCTCCCGCTAATAGGAGTATTCATGTTTCACGACGCACGGCGTAGAAAAGAGGAAGCAACAGCTCGAAAGGAAGAAGCAATTGCTCGTAAAGCCGAAACGGACAACATTACCAGTTATGCTGCAGAATGGAAAGAACTTTATGAAAAAAAAGAAGCTAAAGTACAAGAGCAGGACAAAAAGATAGACCAGCTTTATGCGGAAAAGAATGAAGACCGCCTACGAATTCGCGAGCTCATGGAGAAAAATACAACATTGGAATTAGAGAATCAAAAGCTGATTGTAAAACGGTGTGACGTAAGAGGATGCGGTAAAAGACAACCGCCCAATGATTATTAACTATAAAAGCAAGTTTTTTATGACAACACAACCACGAGGCCTGCGCAACAACAATCCAGGCAACATCCGCAACTCAGATGCGACAGACTGGCAGGGAGAGATTCCTGCATCTAAGAAACAAGACAAGGCCTTCGAAGAATTCGAAGACATGGCCCATGGTTACCGGGCATTAATCAAGCTGCTGCAGAACTACCGCCGGAAATACGGATGCCAGACGATTGCAGATTTCATCAGCCGATGGGCACCCAGAACCGAAAACAACACATCAGGCTACATTTCACGCGTATGCCAGGAGATGCAGGTACCGACAACCTACGTCCCGAACGTGGAGGACAAAACGACCATGTGTGCCTTTGCGGCTGCCATTTCCCAGGTAGAGAATGGAGTTCCGGCTGTAATGGCAGATATAGAAAAAGGATGGGCATTGTTATGAGAGTTTTAATCATACTTTTTTTCTTCTTTGTGTGTGGTTCGGTGTTTCTCGGATGTAAATCCGGGAAGCACCTTACTTCAGACAGTCATACACAGATCATCGTGCATGACAAACTGGTGCCGGTATTCCGCCCGGCTGATTCCGCATCCATCCGGGCCTTGCTGGAATGCGACTCGAACGGTCGCGTCGTCCTTTCCTGGTTGGACATGGCACAATCCGAAAACGCACGTCTACGGTTCAAACTGGATTCCATGGGCAACCTGATGACAGAGTTCAAGGTACCTTCAGATACGGTATTCATTCCAGGAAAAGACAGTACAATCATTCAAAAATCAGTGCAGACGATAGAAGTAGAAAGGAGGCTTACCCCATGGCAGAAGTTCTGCATGGTATTCACCATCGTAGTGCTTATTCTCTTTGTGCTGTTTGCAGTGTACAAAATTCGTGTAATCTTAAACAAGAAATAATATGGCTATAGACCAGGTAGCAACCGTCGAGGTCCGCGTAAACGGTGAAGAAGCAAAGCAGGAACTCAAGAATCTGGAAACGATTGCGTCCGGATTAAAAAAGGAGCTGGCAGATGCTTACCAAGCCGGTGATACATCTAAAATCAAGCAGGTCACTTCCGAGCTTCGGAAAACGGAAGCCCAGATTAAGACGCTGAAGAAAGATACCACGGCACTTACTGAGGTAATGAATAACCTCGACAAAGCCACGCCTAAAGAGCTTCGTGCCACCCTGACAGCCATCAACCGACAGCTGAACAGCGGACATATTAAGCGAGGTTCTGCGGAGTGGAAATACTACCAGCAGCAGGCCAAACTGGTGACGGCCGAACTTCAGAAGATAAAGACTGAAATACAGGAGACAGAAGGATGGTTGTCCCGCTTCAACAACGGTTTTGCTAAATGGGGCGGCCTGTTGGCGACGGGTGCAGCCACCATCACGGGCGTGTCTATGGCCCTGAATACCCTTCGCAACAACCGCGATTCAAAGGAATCCTCCCAGGCAGAGCTGAAGGCTTTGACCGGCCTGGATGATGAATCTATCCAGTGGCTTACAAAACAGGCCGAGCAACTGTCCACTACCATGGACGAGTCCGGCCTGCGCATCCGTCAGTCATCCGACGAAATTCTTCAGGCATACATGCTCATCGGTTCCAAGAAACCGGAGCTTCTGAAAGACAAGGAAGCCCTGAACGCCGTCACTATCGAAGCCATGAGACTGGCAGCAGCGGCCAAAATCGACCTGAAGGATGCCGTAACGGCCACCACCGTATCTCTTAACATGTACGGAGAATCAGCTGACCAGGCAGCCCGCTATGTGAATGTGCTGGCCGCCGGTTCCAAAGAAGGTGCAGCCGATGTTTCCGCCCAGGCTGCATCCATCAAGAATGCGGGTGTAGCCGCCTCTGGTGCTGGGGTGAGCATCGAACAGCTGCAGGGTACCATCCAGATGCTGGCAGAAAAAGGGCTGGAGGCAGAACCGGCCGGTACCGCACTCCGTAAGTTCTTCCTGGTACTGCAGACCGGACCGGATGAAACCAACCCGAAGGTAGTAGGCTTGCAGACCGCACTCGAGAACCTGAACAAAAAGTCCCTGACAGCGGCACAGATCCAAACCATGTTCGGCGAAGAAGCCTATTCTGCCGCCACTATCCTGATTGACAATGCGGATAAAGTACGCCAATACACCGAAGCTGTCACGGATACGAACATCGCCATGGAACAGGCAGCCATCAACTCCGACACCAACGAAGCTAAAATGGCACAATACCGCAACAGCATCAAGGAGGCCGGCATCGAACTGATGGAGCGGCTTAACCCGTCGTTGTCACTGCTTACCGGCTGGACGACAAAAATCATCGTGGCCCTCCCTACCCTGATAGACTGGTGCATCAAATATAAGGCAGTACTGATAGCCTCCGGATCCGCACTGGCCGCATATAATATTGCGGTCAATGCAGCCACCATCTACACAAAAGCGTATAACCTGATAGTCAAGGTCGCAACCGTATCGACGAATGGCTTCAATAAAGTACTGAAGCTAAATCCGGCCGGACTGGTTCTTGCCGGACTAACCGCCCTTGTGACATATATATCCACCAAACTCATCCCCAATACAGACGCAGCTACAGAAGCACAGCGAAAGTACAACGAAGAATTACAGCGTACTCAGGATGAACTGGAGAAGTATAAAAGCATTGAAGATAGGTACAAAAATATCGATGCCCTGAATGGCCGTCAGCGTCAGCAACTAAAATCGGATGCAGAGTCCGAACTGGCCATCATCGAAGATAAGTTATCAAAAGAAGTGATAGCTTACCGCAAGTATTATGATGAACAAAAGAAGATTATCGAAGCCCGTACCGATATAGACGAATCACAGCGTAAAGCCTTGCTTCACTCTCTGGACAACCAGGCAGAAGAAAAAGCTGAGTCCTTGCTGGAACTGGACAGACGGCAAAAGGAGCTGAAGAAAATAATCAGCTCCATACCAGAGGAGAAAAATACAAATATCACCACAACCATTACAACCAACGAAAAGACAGTCAAAGCAACCAAAGAAAATCCCCAGGTAACAGCAGAAAACAAGCGTTATTACGATGAACTGACCGATTTGAAACGTACCTATCTGGCCAGCGACGAGATGACACAGCAGGAATACACCCGTTTCATGGAAGACCTGGAGATGCGTCACCTCGAGAATATGATGACCATTGCCGGACTGGAGCCGGAGAAACGCCAGCAGATTGAACAGAAGATTCTCGAAGCACGAATCAAATTTAAAGAACAATGTGCTCAGCTAGACGAACAAGAAGCACAACAGAAATCTGAAGAAGCCTTTACCCGGATGGAGAAGCAATATCAAATGGAAATCCAGGATGCAACACAGCGACATTATACAGGCCTGTCATCCGAACAGGAATATCGTCAGCAGCTACTCGATATTCAGAATGAATATTACGACCAGGTACTTTCTTCTTCTGAAATTTCCGAAGAAAAGAAAGCTGAGATTATTGACAAAAAACAACAGGCGAGCCTTGAAAAATCCCGTAAGAATTATGAAGAAAATCAGCGAAAGATAAGAGAACAGCTATCATTCGCACAGAATATAGGTCAGCAGTTTGGCGAAGCATTCGCAGAAATGCTGACAGACTCAGAAACGTCCTTGGGTGACTTCATGAAAGCAACCTTGGAAATAATCTTGGACAGCCTTCAAAAAATGATGATCGCATACATAGCTGAAACGCAAATGAAAAATATTGCAACCCTAGGTTTCATCGGACTAGCTAAAGCTGCAGCTGAAATTGCATTAATCACTGCAGCCTTCCAAACGGCAAAGGCTGTAATAAATGGTTTTGAAGAAGGTGGCTACACCGGCTCCGGAAGACATGACGAACCCAAAGGAATAGTCCATGCCGGAGAGTTTGTAGCCAACCGTTACGCAGTCCAGAATCCAGCCATCCGTCCGGTTCTTGACCTGATAGACCAGGCACAACGAAACAATACCATCGGCAGCCTGACTGCAAAAGACGTATCAGCCGTATTATCACCTGCAAATAGAATGACAACTAACAACTACTATCAGACGGCCGAATCATCCAGCCAGGAATCAACGGCAGTCATGCTGCAAAATATGAAATGCATGGAGAAACTTCTCAAAAGATTAAACGAGCCGATATTTACCTATACTAAAGCGACTGGTAAAATGGGCGTAAATGAAGCGCAACAGTTAGTAGAAAAAATGAAGAAAAACGTTACACGAACAATAAAGTCATGACACAGCTGTTTATCGATTCAAAAGAAGTGAAGTTACCGAGTAAATTTGAACTCGAACTGGTCACAGAAAATCCATACTTTACCAGAGTTGGCTCGTATACCTATGATATTGAGATAGACTTACGAGACCCTTCCAATCGTGAGATATACAAAAATATCAACCGATTAGATGTAACCACCCGCATAAAAAACCGCAAGGCTATGCTGATTGTGAACGGACTATGTGCGATTAATGGTATTGAAGTAATACTTTCAATAGAATCCTATACAGCGAAGATTCAGATTATAGCCGGCAACTCACAGCTGAATTATGAAGGTGGTGATAGCTGTATAAGACAACTCCCTTTTGATGGAATGTCAATATTACCCAGTGAGGCCATTAATACCCTCTTCGGGACTTATCCTGCCCACAAGGCCGTGTATACGCCAATTATCAGCTATATAGACAAGGATGGGAACTCCAATATATTGAATATGGTAGAAGTTGGTGCAGATATTACGTTTACACGAGCAAACAATATCGCTCCACAATATTATCTGCTATATTACATTGATAATTTATTACAAAAATTGGGGTTTACAAAAGGGAAAAACGAATTGGAGCAAAACAACACCTGGTGCCGTATATTCGTAGCTAACCCTTATAAAAATAGCAACCCGGGAGACTTGCTTCCAGACTGGACAATCAACGAATTTCTCGAACAGATAGAAGTATTCTTCAAATGCATTGTATCCATTGATTCGATAAATGGAGTGTACAATATAGTGAACATAGACCGGTACTTTGACAACGCAGGTATCATCTTTATCAATGAGGTGATAGAGGATGAACTGGAGAAAGTATATGACACCGATACGAGTTATTCGTATGCGTATGACAACGTAGCTTACAATCTTCCGAGTGAAGACTATTACAACTACCTCAAACTAAAAGATGGCATACGCGAAGTCTGCACGATAGAACAGAAAGATTCGTACAGAGATTTCAAGACAAACTACGACCAGTATTTTTCAGGCCCCTATCTGCTGACATCAACAGATTACAACCTGGAATACGTGGTCTCAGAATATACTATCAACGATGAAAGTGTAAAAGGATTAAGAATCGTAGACAGGCTGAGAGATGCAGGAGATACGACAAGTCAAAATAAAACTTCTTTCGATATTATACCGGCACAAGTAGATGCAATCGAAATATACAGTAAAACGACCAGCCATTACTTGATAGGGCCTGCTATAAAAAAAGTCCGTTCTGAAACGGAAAGCCAGGCAATCAATGACCTTATCAACGGTAACACAGATGTAAAAGGTGACATCCCTGATAAATTATATGTCGGCATATATTACGGAGTCTGTGTAGCACTTAACAAGGGTACAGGAGAGCACGAAGAAGCGTATTGGGACAAAATGCCTATGTCATGCCATGATAATTATTTCATAAATAAACCTACTACCATGACCGGTTCACAATCCATACTGGAGCTACCATCATACTCTTTAATATTAGATGGAGATAATGGTTTGTTCAACCAAATATACAAAAGTAAAAGATCCATTGATACGTCCTTGGAATATCATTTCAAATTCATTGCAGACAGGATTTATGAACTGAATAATATTTTTCTAATTTGCAACAAAAAATATTATTGCAAAGAGATACATTATAAAATATCATCAAAAGGCATTGATAAAATAGCTGAGGGGATATTTTATTTAGCGGACCAATAAACAAAAGCAGCTCAAATCAGATTACCCTTTCACTTAAAAGTTCCCTTCAAAATGTTTAGTCTCCTCATGCACTGTCATGTCTGCACCTTTCAGGTATTTATTGGTTGTAGAAATATCCGCATGACGTGCCTGATCACGGGCTATGACGATTCCTTCAGCGTTGGCCAAATCACGGATACCGGAATCCTTCAGAGAGTAGAACTGGTAGCTGTCCGGAAACTTCAGTTTTGCTCTGACCTTATTGAAGTAGTTCCTGTACACACGGGTGGTCACCTTCTCACGTGAGGGCTTGAAGCCCTTACCGAACAGATAATAATCATTGGGAGAATTAAAGACGCCCAGATCAAGCATCGACTTAATCAACGCGTCATTCAGTCCGACCATACCATCCTTCCGGTTTTTGCTGATGCTGGAGCCGATAAATACTTTCTGTTCCTTCAGATTGATGTCAGCCAATCGGATATTGGAGATTTCATCCGGACGGATAAAGGTGTAATAAGCAAACTGGCACAAGAACAGGAAATGTGGATTCTCTTTCTGGAGATACTTCTTAAGTTTCTGAATATCCGGAACCGTCAGGGCCGAACGTTTCTTCTCTTCTTCTGCCAGCTGTCGAATCTTCTCAACCGGATTATGAGTAAGGTATTGCTTTTCCATCATCCAGTTACAGAGTGAAGACAACCAGGTACGGTAGTTATTCCGGGTTCTGGCCGATGAATCCCGGTCAAGCAGCACGTAATCCAGGAAGTCAGAGATGAAAGACTGGTCAATCTGATACGCATACACGATGGCCGGAATATGTTTGGCTGTATACTCCTCAAAGACTCGCAGGCGCTTCTCATAATCCTTCAGGGTATTCTCCTTTATGGTACCAGCTGCATATAGTTTCCCCAGATATATATGATATCTTTGGATAATATCTATATACGGGGTGTATTGCCTGGAGTTCTCTACGTTAGCCCAGGGATTCCATCCGGAACGGAGCTTTACATTAAGATTGGTAATGATTTCATTTGCCCGACGGCGGCGGTCGGTCAGCTTGGGTATTCCATCCAGCATATACTTTTTCCGCTTCATTTTCTGTTCCAGCGGATCGTATGCCGTGAAGTCAATATACCATGTTTTACCAGTATGTAACTTGGGTTCTGTGTACGAAATTACACTCTGAATCGATGCGTTTTTTCTAAGTGATGAACACAT